CCCCTACTACTGAGTTCTTTTGCATAATGATCCAACCCCACACCAGAGTTTTCATAATAATCTATTAATCTAACCTCTTGCGCAACAAACTGCGCCATCCATATCGCTGTACTGTCACCAATTCCTAAATCCCATGCGGTAGTTACACCAACAGACGGATCATAAGGCACAACTCTTATTCTATTTTCTTGTGCCGCTGTTTTTAATTCTGCGGCATAATATGAACCTTGTATTGCGGCTTCGAAACTACACTCAAACTCTTGTTCAAATCTATCCTCCCCCATTGCCTTTTTAGCTTCTTTTAATTCTTCTTCGTCTAAAATGCCTGTTTCTGACGATTTAAGCATTAATGAAAGCCAATTGGGATCATTCTTAGCTGCAACAAAAGTATCGTAAAATTGGTTTCTACCTTTTGGTGTGCCTATAAATGTTGCTTTACCTTTACGATCTGCAAGTGATGGTCTTATAACAGTAGGCCATGCACGATGTGGAAAGTCGGCAGGTTCGTCCAACACAACATGGTCAAAGTATAATCCGCGCAAACTGTCGGGGTTATCAGCACCAAATAATCTAAATCTTGCACCATTCGGAAAATCTGCACGTAATTCTGCAACATTATATTCTACGCCTTCAATATCTCTAGTATACTCTAGAAGATAATCCCACGCTATTGCTTTTGCTTGTCTGTAGTACGGAGCAATGTACGCAACTCTAACATTTGGCCTTGGAATTGTTAAAGCATCTTTTATTAAATCATTAATCGCAGCAACAGTTTTACCAAACCTTCTGTGCGCAACGATGATGGCGAAACGTTCTGTTCTCGTATGGTAAGATTTTATTAATGACCTTGGTTTATACTTAATTGTTCTAACTGTCATCGCTTAACCACTTATAAGCGTGTACATGCTCACCTGATACAGTGCTTTCGGCTTTATCTTTTTGACCAAGGTATTGTTTACCAAGCCAAATTAATATTGAAGTATTACCGCCTTCAGCCGCTTGCCATTGCATACGCCTAAGTGACATTCTGCCTTCGTCATTGTGCCTTTTATAGAGGTCTTCAAAATTTTCGTATCCTCTATCTTTTAATCTTCTATTTAGTGTGGTGTCTGACATACCAAGAATACTGCATATTTCTATCTGTGTGCATTGTATCCTTACCATATTAAGTAAACGCAAAAAGTCCTCGTCATTCAATGGTTTAGAGGGTGCTTTCGGGCCACGTTTTGCGCTTCCACCAGACTTGGCTTCCGCTTTACTCATTTTATCCTCGCCTATTATGTCAAATGTATATTTACAGCATAAATTCTGAATGGTGAAGTATTTATTTTTGTGTAGCGACTGACAGCAGTTTTTACACCTTTTATTTGTAAATAAATTGTTGACAGATATTGGCTTATATGGTAGTATGTATATGTAAACAAAAAGAGGTTCAAATGCGAAAATATAAATTTTCTTCTATAAATCCCAATACAAAGAAAATAAAATCTTTTGTTGTGATTGCCAAAGACCTTCAAGGTGCAGAAAAAAAGGCTGCTCTTTTTACTATGGGTCATATTGGTTTAAAACTTGAAATAGGTTTAGGTCCAGTGTCTGGTTCTGAACCAAGTGATAGCTTGGTTGGCAAACCAGTTTTAGGTTTGGCACAAATGTTAAGAGGTGCTAAATGACTAAACATTATACTTGGAATGGTGGCACTTATGACGGACGTCACGGTGGCCCATTTGATCGCGGAATGGCTGATGCTTATTATCGTAGTCCAAGAGACCCACACTACTATATAAACGGTACTATAACTTCGCCAAGAATTGAAGAGTACCAAATGGATCAAAAGCTAATACATGCTTACCATGCAGGATACTCTTACGGAATTGACCAAGGCGATTTTAAGGATTGGGGTTAATTATGATTGGTGAAAGCGTAATAGATTTTTCAACCGACTACGAAAAGAAAATTTACGAAGAGCGTACGCATTGGGTTTGTGTACGAGGTCGTGGTAAAAACCGTGTTCGGCATGAGTGTAAAACAGAACTAGATGTTGCCGATTATTGTGTGCAATTCGCTGATAATCGCACAATGGTTTATGCGGTAAATGAACATAACTCATCGGCTCATATCTGTAACCTTTGATTTGTGCTTATATTTTTCGGCGTGTACTATGCGCTCTCTAAGAAGGCTTGAACTAAAATCATGCCTTCTTTTATTATAGTGAATTTGCATATCTAAGTTTTTACCAGTAAAATCTTTATCTCTGTATTCCTCACCAATAATTCTAACCTGTATTTCGTACATTTTAAATATGTCTAATAAATCTTGCTCTGTTTGATATGGTATAATTTCATCTACATACGAAACAGCTTTTAATTGTGTGTATCTTTCTACCAATGTTTGTATTGGTTGGTTTTTATGGTCACGTTCTGCATTTGGGTTAACGTGCAAGCCAACTAATAAATAATTACAGACAGATTTTGCTTCAGATAACATGGCAATATGCCCTGCGTGGAGTAAGTCAAAAGTTGATGCTGTAAAACCTATCAACGTATTCGCACCATTTTCATGCCGTATTCTTTATCTGCATTATTTATTTTAACGTCAGGGTTTCTAATTAATTTTTGTTTTTTAAACCTGTTATAATCTACATGGTGGTGCCATCTGCCGTATTTCATAACTAGCCTAGAACAATCAGGATGTACTTTAACAAGCATTTTTGACTTATCTAGCGTTCCAGTATCAGCGTATCTTTCACCCTCTTTTACTTTACCTTCTACGTGGTAAAATTCGTCTGTATTGCCGCCTTTCATAACTTGTGTATTAGTTTTTTCTTGTAAAAAAGCATTGAACTGAGTTGTACACCACCCTGCTTTAATAATATCTAGCGAAATAATTGTATCTTCGTTATATCTACCTCGCCATCTAAATCTTAGCTCATTTCGTATTAAATTGCAGCTATAAATTCGTGTATTTAGCACAAATGGTGCCAATTTTGACTTGCGTGGTGCAAACATCATGTAATTTGGCCCTGCCATACCAATATTACTATATTTGCTTACAAAATCTTCCATGACTTTAAAACAGGTGCCGTCTGTTACTTTAACTTGTAAGTTTTTATTAAATCTATGAAAGTATCTTATGTTATCATCCATCACCCAATGCCAAGCAAATCCGTTATCTTTACTATGTTCCCAAGCACAATTTCTAGCAGGGCCGGGGCCAGTACTTCGTTCTAACCCTAAATCGTCACACAACTCGTATTTTTCTTTGTATGACAAATCTAACGGAATAATGTCACACAACAAATCCCAGTGTTTAATTGCCTTTTGATATTCGTCAATTTCTTGCGGCTCAACAACTACATAATGTGGCACTTTCATCATGGTAAGTGCTTTTGAAGTCATCATATATTGTGACCTACCCTTACTGGGAATGTACAAAGGATAATTAGGCAGCATCGCTTTCTGTACCTTGCACCCTATAAGCGTCTAAATCTTCTTTTAAAGGCTCTGGGTATCTAATGCTTCTAGTATTTTCGGTAAGCGGTAAACCTGTTTTTTTGGCAAATTCGTCTACATCTTCCTGATTATCAAAGTTTACCTTGACTGAATAATAATACTTTATTGCATCATTATCGTACTCTGGCATATCTTCCCATTCTTTAAACGCATCTGTGTCGCCAAAGTCACGGTCAAGAAATAAATCTGCTAATTCATCAGAGCCAAAGCCAAGCTTAGAAATATCAAACTTATCAAATTCAAGTTGCTTAATTTCTACCTTTAAGAGCTCTTCGTCCCAAGTACTATTTTCTGTTAACTTGTTATCTGCAATAACGTATGCGTGTTTTTGCGCTTCAGACCAACCCTTGGCAACCATAACAGGCACTTTATCTATTTCTAGCTTTTGTGCCGCCATCAAACGACCATGCCCTGCTATAATAGTATTTTCTTCGTCTGTTAAAATTGGTACCGTAAAGCCCCATTCTTGTATGCTTGCCGCTAGTTGCGTAACTTGTTCTTCGCTATGTTTGCGGCTGTTTCTTGCGTATGGAACTAACTTATTTGTATCTACTAAAGTTATTTTAGTTGCAGGCCATTGTTTCGACATTGAGTAATAACACCTTTTCGCAATATGTTTTATATGCCTTTAATTCATCTCGTGAAACCATATTTTTGTCAAGTAATCGTTGCGCTCCATTACCTATGACCCAATATGTAGCAACTGTTTTATTTTGCTTAATTCTCATGGCATTTAAATTAAGTTCGTAATCGTCTTTTTCAGCCAAAAGTGGTATTTTATCTAGCTTTTCTTCTGCCATTAAATTTTCTCTGTGCTCTTTTATTGCTTTGATAAACATCGAAATAGTAGGCCATCGCCTAGAACTTTGATTTTTACGAATATATTGTGCAGATTTTTCTAGCAAAAGATTTAAAACATTTTCTTTGCACTTTGGACACTCGCTATTTATGTCCTCTACCATATTTATCATTTCTATTTTAACTTGGTCTTTGCCAAGATGTGGCGGCACTTCATAGTTTTTTAATAACTCAAAAAGCCATTTTGAAATAACATTCTTTCGTTCTTGATAAATCATTTTGTAATTCCCAATTTTTTAACGTCAGCATTTTCAGTAAACAGATTATCTAAATAATTACCTGTTGTTGTAATTCTAGCAACATATTCATCGTCCCACCTTTCTTGATTTAACCAAGTTGTGGGGTTTGGTATAAACTGTTTATCTTGCCCATCAGTTTTTTCAATAAAATTAGCCAGTGCCTTTTTAATAGTATCATAGGGAACTTTTTTGAGTGCTTTGATAAATGATGTTCTAGCCGCACCTTTACCTACCTTCTTAGGATACATTTCCCAAAAATCTGTAAAATCGTATTCGTCATATCTATCTGTTAGTTTTACAAGGTTACCATTTATAAGGTTCTTGTTATCAAGTTTTTTAACATCCCCTTG